TCTGCACATACTGTACCTGATGCGCTTATGTTACCTGATACAGTTAGGGCTTCTGTTGGAACACTTGTACCTATACCAACACTACCATTAGTACATACAGTGAAACCATTGTCACTGGTAGTAGTTATAGATGTAGTTGATAAGGCAGGTGTACTTAAACTAGTTGAAAATGTACCTGCTCCTGCAGATAATGTACCGTTCGCTGAAGTTCCCCCGACAACGAGCCCGTTTTTTACAATGAAATCTTTATTAACCATATCAAATTCACTTTCCTTTGATATAATTATTTATGACTTTTGCAGCTTAATAAGCGGATAGATCACCATACTCTAGTATTTCCCATGCATGGCTTTCTGTAAGTAAGCTGAACATAAAAGCATCAGTCATAGGCTTCGGATAATCTAAATCATATATTTGTACTGAACTATCAGCTTTATAGTCACAATCACCTATACCAACCCCTATAAAATTTCGAATTACTCTGTTTATAGTAGGGTAAGTTATAACTAATGAATCCCCGTTTTTAAGATGACCTTTAAAAACAGCCACATCTCTATTAGACATTTTAGATAAATAAGTAACAATTAAATTCTGAGGAAATACATCAACAGGCTCAATACTCTGATATTTAGCTATATTTTCATACCAAAATTCTTCTGGAGTCTCTGCACTCATAAACGCATCTCAATCTCTTTACGATGTCCAACTACAACATCTGGGTGTACATGAACATTAATACCTAATTTGTTTAGCTTAAGACATAAAGTAACATCTTCCATAGAAAAATCTTTACAGTCTTTAATTTGTAAGTAAGTA